CAAGCAGGATTTTGTCGATCAGCCATACAGGATCTGGTAGGTCTTTTAGCTGCCTGACGTTCAGCAGCGCGTAGATATTCGGTTCGTCCGCGAACTCATCTGGTTGGATCTCGCCCGTCTCTGGGTCGAATTTCGGTGTCTCGGTCTCCCTTTGCTTCGGTACTCGCTGCACGGCTGCATCCGCCGCTATGCTCGTATCCCATTGGCTGATTGCGTACCGCCATTTGCGCGTGAACTCGGTAATCCCTCGGCCCTCGCGCTCCAGCAGGATGTGGTTTGCCGTACCTGCCTCCACAATCCGCGACTTGACGCCCTGCTCGTACCTTTGGAATGCCGACCGCATGGCGTTGTGCATATATTCGGTGCTGGGGAGGATCGGGCAGTCCCTGTAGAGGCTCAGGACGGCTGCCCAGACCACCTTGGCCATGTACCCCTCCCTGCCGTCCACAATCGCGCCAAAGGGGTTTATAGCGACCTCTGGGCTGGGTGTTTTGAATTGGATCACTTTGTTGCCGCCAAAGTCTTGGATCAGGGATTCTAGGGCCTCAAGAAGCCATTCAGGCGCTTCCATGACCTCGACCTCCCAAGGGGCGAGTCCCTGCGTCCAACTGTAGTTCGCGCCTGACTCATGGATGCTTGGCGGTACGATGGAGAAGCCGCCCTGACCTCTGACATCCACTCCTATTGCCGTCTTGCAGGTCTGGGGGATCCTATCTAGGGGCGCTCTCATCAGGATTTGGATGCCGCCACCGCCAGTAGTCTGAGTGGGGGTCTTTAGGCTTTCGCCGTCATTGTGCAGCGCGATCAGGTTCATGTACCAGTCGAGCGCGCCTGTTTCTTTCTGTATGTCTAGGTCTAGAAAAAACAGTCCGTTGGACGCGAGACCGCAGATCACGCCAAGGTTGTCTGACAGGTGCTGACCGTTTTGGCCAAACCACTGGTCGTACTGCGCCTGACTGGTAAGCTCGTTCTGTAGTTCCGTCCATTTCTCAAGCTTCGGGCGCTTCCAACTTTTAGAACCGTCAGGCTTGTGTGCAGGGACCACCTGCAGGCCCATTTTGCGGTAATAGTCGGGATAGCTGTCGAAGCTTGGGTCAAAATTAGATAGGCTCATAGCATTTCTCAGGGATAGAAAAGGGGCTGACAGCCAGCCCCACGGGGTTTATCTTAATAAATCAGAGTCAGATCAAAGTCAACAGTATTTTTAAGCCTGCAGTTTATAAGCCTTTTTGCTTACGGACGATCTCTCGCATCAGGCAGTTCGCTGACTCAATCGCAAATTTCGCCAAATCCTGCTTGTGGTGCGTTGAGAATACCAAGCCTTCCGAACTCACCACGCTCTTAAAGATTTCAACTACCATATGATCAAAATTAGTCATCTGCGCGACTGACTTGTTTGCATAAGTTACGATATCCCAATAAAGCTTATCTTCTCTCATGTCTTGTGTTGCAACATGTGACTTATTATATTGTGCTTCTCCGCCTTCCATGATTATCTCCTATTTTGTTAAACGATTAATTTCTCGATTGATGTACCAATTTGCTTTTTCTAAATCCTGCTGATAACTCGATCCCCCCTTCTTGCCTGCCCTGCTAATGTACTTGACCGCATTACCAAGATTATAATTTAATCCCTTTGCTTCAATAAAATCTATTGTCTCAATGCCGCCTACCTTGTAATGATCAGGGTCAATGGCTGAGTTTTTGATTGTGTTATATCTGGTCGATGCCAAATAATCTTTCAATATTTGTGTTCGCTTATTTTTCATCTGCTGTTTCTCCCAAACTTTTCGCCCCACAATGCGATCAGGGCAGCGTCAGCCCTGCCGTCATCCTTCTTGCGTTTAAACAGATCGGCCTGCATTGGGAACAATTGCATTGCTCTCTCACGAGATCCGTCCTTACCGCCGCGCACTAGCATGTCCTTCTGCCAGCGCTGTGGGATAACGAGCGTCAATGGGATGCCCATAGCGGCCACAACACCCTCGATCACGCCGACTGATCGGCCAAGGCTTAACATCGAGGTTACGCCCTGACCGGGCATTGCGCCAACGCGCTCAAGGAAAGCAAACTCAATGTCCTGACCGACCAAGGCATCATGCACCATAGCGGCAGCGACTTCTCGCTTGATCTTCTTGTTGCGCTCAAGCTCCACGACTGGCATGTCGATAATCTCTACGCCGCGCTCAACTGGATCGAGTATGCATAAAGCGCCTGACAGGCCCGGATCGATTCCTAATACGTTCATGTTGCTTTCCCCTCGTTCAGGCATTCCTTAATTCGCAAAACCGTTATCTCACATTGTGATGTGAGCATGCGGATCTTCTCGTTTAGAGCGACTAGCTCTTCCTCTGCTTTCTTAAGCTGGTTGAGAGCGGACATCGCAGCATTGAACCAAAATATCTCTGCACTCTGTTGCTTGACTATTTTCGTACCCATCTTTACGTCTCCTTTGGCATTCATTACACATAAGTCTCTTAAGCTTGCTGGCCGTCCTGACTAAAGCAACATTCTTAAAGCTTTGACAGTACCAGCAGAATCCACATTTATAGATCATATTACCTGCCCTTTGCTACTAAAATTCTTCCCTTATAATGAAAATGATTTGGATTATCGACCGACTGCTTGAAAATTTTTGCCATCTTTTGCGCTGACAAGTTAACTGGAATCTTGGAATCCAAGTTATCAGGCCTGTTTTCAAAATACCATTCCACAAGCTTATCGATCTCTCTTAAATGTTCTTTTTTCATTCAGCACCTTTAGTCTCATTTAATTTGTTTAAATGCTTTTTATCCTCTCGCTCAAGGTAAGCATCATATAATTCCTCTACGGTGTCGAAAAAACCATCATGCCCGTCTAAAGCATAGTATTTCTTTTGATTCTTCCATCCTGAGTAAATGTCACCCTTGCGCTTTCGCTTGGTGACAATCTTTACATATATCCCATGCTCCTCATTGCTAAAAGTCCTATAAGCGTCATCATCAGTTTGGAAGCCGCCTTGGTAATCAAATTCTAATCTCTTAAATTCCTTTAATGCTAATGTCATTTTTTAATCCTGATCATTGATATCGAATACGGTAATGAACCAACCACACGAACTGGCTGATTCAGCATATATTTCGCTCTATCGATTTTTTCATATTTAAAAATCCACTTTCTTTCAGACTCAAATTTATCGTAGGCCTCCATTATCAATTTAGGGTCAAATGTTTTCATTTTTTTTCCTTAAATTATTATAACAAGTAAGAACTTCTGCAGACCAATTATCGCAAATATCTTTCAAATAATTGCTAAATTTATCTTTGTCGTTTCTCATATAGGCCAATCCATTGTGAATTAATATTGCCTTACCCCACTTTGACAAACGAGATTCCAATGTTTCTTCAAAAACAGCCTTCATGCTCCAAGCCTTAATTTGTTCATGGCTAGTTCTTGAATAACAATTCGTTATTTCCTCTTTCGTTTTGTTTTCAAAAGTTTCTTCCTTGCCGCAGAAATCGCAAATATAAACTACTTTAGATTGTGTGCTTATCATTTATCCTCCTTAATTATAAATCCTTTCGCATATTACTTCGATCAAGTTTATTCCATGCTTCAATCAAAACCTCATTAGAATTTCTAATGTAAATAAAGTCAGCATGCAAATCTAAAATCACTCCACAATTCTTGTCTTTATCTTTGGTGCATTCTATCCAACAATTTTGCCAATCCCAATAACCCTCAGATACACTATTCGCATCTAGTTCAGCACGTGAACCACATAGTGGGCAAGGCAACAAGTCTTCACTTCTCATTTCCACTCTCCTTGTAATACAGCACAATGTCAAAACCACCATAGTACCCGTTGTGGTCATTGTTGCTTTTTATTGTCACCCATCCTTGGTGTGTTTTAATTTCCAAAAATTGTATTTCTAGCACATGATAATCAGCGGATGTTTCTATATGCTCTTTTAATTCAATATCAATCAGCTTGCCGCCTACTAAATCGTTTAAATTATCGTCCGTATTCATAAACCTTTCTTCGCAGCAAGACTGACCCTCGTCTTTTATTTGCAACTGAGAGCCATCCTTAAACGTAAGCAAAAGGTAATTATTAGATTTCTCTTTCTCAGCCAGTTCGGCTTTAGCAATAACTTTGCCCTTAGCTTGGTTAAAATCAATTTTGGGTTTTTTGCCCTCTGACGTAAAATTAATCATTGCTTTATTTCCTCGCACTTGTATCCCACACTCTCAATTCTGAATGATCCCACAACTCGGCAGTCCAATTGAATGTTGTATTCGGTCAGGCAGAATGTGAACAATGCCGTACAGGCCGCCACTACGGCCACCAAAGCCAACACATCAATCCATCTGTAGTGATTGAATTCATTTGCAGCGCTTACTCGCAGCGACTTGCCATCAAATAGCTGAATCATCTTGAACTCCTTTTCATCTCTTCAACCATATGCCCGATAAAACAGACTAATGCGATGATCATTAAAATCAGCGACATGGCCTGTGACCAGCTTAAGCTCTCTTGCCATTGCATAAATTCTCTCATTAATTTATCTCCTTTCTATCTAAAAATTGAACTATCGTATGAATTTTCTCACTCAATACCGCTTCATTAATTCCATCCCAAAACGGAGATTTCTGTAACTCCATTTGAATGCGGCAATTCTCCAAAAGCAACACCAAAGCAAAAGAGACGGTTTGAACGTCAACTTGCTGCTCGCCTATAAATCTTGATATAGAATTAGCAAGTGTATAAGGGTCAATTTCAACTGTTTCTAGTGTTTTATCTGTCATAAAAATCCCTACAGCTTAATTACAAAAATCGCTATCTTGATTATCAGCCCTGCAAAAGCACCGATTACAATGCTTTGCAGCAGGGCATTTATAAAATTAATCACACATTCTTTCATATTAAATCCTTATGTTAACAATTTGTCTTAGTTCATTAATCTCATCTCTAAGTTCTTTTATAACGTCAGACAAGCTGGCTATGACCGAAATCTGCATGTCGATCATATTGGCCTGAGCCTTCATTAAATCATCAGCGATTCCAAAAATCTCTAATTCGTTTTCGGATCCTCTTTCCACTTCTCTTTTCGCCACGGATGTCCCTTTTTAAAATTGCCTTTGCGCTTTACAGTATGCCCATTGCCTTTGCTGCCTTGGGGTTGATCTTGCTCAGTGTTTTTGCTAACCATTTGCTCTCCAGTTTGCCGTCATCGTATGCCATTAAAACAATTTGCACTGGAATAGGTATTGCGTGATCGCCAGCAAGCCAATAACGGATTTGCCTAGCGTCTCGCCCCAACATCAGCCCTAAAAACGACTGAGTAAAGCCGTGATCATCTAAAAATTTTCTTAAGTCTTGCTTGTTCATTGTTGCCTCGTCATTCTCCATATGTAACTGTCTTGAATCGCCATTCTCTCTGCTTCCCTCTGACATGACTGATGCGGTGGAGGAATTTCTTCCTGCATCGGCGTAGTCATTGCTAACCAAAACTGCCGCAGTAAATTAAACATACTGAAACTCCAGTTGCCCATGATTCTCATCAAACCATTTGTCCATTGCGTCTCGCCAGTCGCGATCCGATGAATCTGCCAAGGCCACCTGCAGCATCTCAACCTGACGAGTCAGGGCTTGGATTGTGTGGCTTTGCTCAACAAGAGTCTCATAGCAATCATCGCAGGATGCCATCTCGTCCAAAGTCATTTCACGCTGTTTAAATTTGCTCATTAGATGGCTCCTCCAGCGTGCATTCGTTGTCGATCATGCCTGCTCGCTTGTATGAATCAAAGCGCCGCTTGGCCATCTCATAGCGCGACTCTGCGGCATTCCGTTGAAAGCAAATGTCGAATAGGGTGTCTTCCAATTGCCTTACTTTTGATCGTAAATGATTTAGTTCATGCATATAGTACCTCTTTGATAGTTCATAGCATTTTTGACAATACAGGAAATTTTCTCAGGGTGCAACAGGGCGCTGTTCCTGAGCCTTAGTGATGGGTCCCGCCCATCCATAGCGCAGTTTAGCTGCCCTGCGCTTGGCATAAGCCTCGCGCAGGGTCTTGCAGACAATGGTTTGCATCTGCCTGCCCCAATCTGAGTGTGTTGATTCGACCGTGAATTTATACATACTCAATCCCTAGTTCAATGGAAGATCTGATGCATTTTAAAAAGTTATCTCTAAAAACATAGGGATTAAGCTCGTATTCTGATCCCCTTAATTTGATTGAAATAAGCTCAATGCTTGAGTCCAAAGCCTCGTAGTACTCCACAATGTAATACGCGCCGTCAAATTCATATTGATAAAGCTTGGTTTGCATAAATATCTCCTAGATTTTTGATAAGGTTTTGTCGATAAAAGATAACATTGATCGCGCTGCAGCATCATGGCCTTTGATGCCCTCATATAAGGCAATCCATGACCGCGCCTGTTTAAGCGCCTGTAGCAGGTCAGGGGCGGCTTTGGCCAACCGTATCTCTGCCTGTACGTCAGCAGAATTTGCGCCGTCTAAACGCCATCCTAGCGCGTCAGGTTTGGGTTCGATTGCAATGTGCTTAAACATTGATGATACCCTCTTCGATCAATGAAAGCAGGGTGCGTCCAAACCGACCCTGCAATTGATAACCCAAGCCTGAGTCGTGTAAATACTGCCAAGCTTGGATCACTTGATCCGCAGAATCAGCTTCAATAAAATCATCTGCGATTCCAACCGCTGTGTAGCTGTCCATGATTAATATTTCTTGCATGGTTAAATCTCTTCAATGAATTCGCCGCACAATCCCTCTGCAACATCGATGCGTTCGCCGTCATCTCTGAAATCAAACCAGTTCAGTTCATCTGTATCGTCTGAATTGTTGATTTCCAGTTCGTAAAGATACACGCATTCGTCATTCCAGATTTTGAATAACGCAATCGTGTTTGCTTTTTCCTGATTGTATCTAGCCACCGCTTCGTCTTTGTCTTCAAACAAATCAAAACCGTATAGTCCTTGAACCGCTACCGCATACACAAATTTAGTCATGTTCATCTCCTGATCGATAGATAGTTAGTTACTCATCACGCAAGCATTATGCAGGAAGTTTTATCCGCTTTGCAATGGTTAAGCTTAATTATTTTGTATCGTTAAGTTACGCTAGTGTATCGCGCCATATGTTGCAGCGCAAAAGGGGCATGGTTTATACCGTGCCATGCCCCTGTTTGATTACTTCAAATGACCATCCGCAATACTGTTGATAAGTAGTCTATTCATTTTTTCGTCGACTAAACTGAACTGCCCAATTGGGCGAGCAAACATTTCAGGGCAGCGCCCAACTAACATACCCAACTTAAATATAGCGCGGTCTTTGTCAGCATCTGCCATGCTGAAATTGAACTCGCCAAACTCATCGACTGCGCGAGCAGCCCAATAATTTTCTTCTTGTCTAACTGTAAAATTCATAACATCCCTCCTTATTTGCGATACACACGAACTTCATTTATAGCATAACCACCGATCTCACCAAGCAAGCGCCTGATGCTTTCTGCGGTCACTTCAACATCAACACGATCAATATTACCACTTACTTTTAATGCTTTTAAAATCGATTTGGCTGCTTTTAATGAGAGTTCGCAACCAAGAATCGTTCCGCGTAACTCCGATACTACATAAAATCTCATAACGTCTTTTGCGATAAATGATATTGATTTTTACACAACATCGTCATAGCCAAAGGATTGGTTCAGCGCGTGCAATGCGTCTGCCTGAGCCTCTGTAATGCCGTATGTTTCTAACGGATCAACAGCGAACCGACCGCACTCGCTTGCGCGTGGGTTGAAAACAATAAACCCCTTAGCCTCGATGCCCCATACTGGCTTGTCATCGGTGTTCACGGTTTCGACCGCGTCAAACATCGCTTTGGCATAATGGTTTACATGGATTACGTTTAGCATAAACACCTCTTGATTAGGATGATGCCGAATTGCATCCGTAAGCCCACTGCACTACGCAATGGGCTTGCAGTTGCGATTAAGCTACTTTCTCTCCCTCGCGCTTATACAACCCTAGCAGCAACAGTTGCTCTGCGCCATACAACCCGTACTGGTCACAACATTCGCAATGTGCTTTCTCAACGTCGGGTTCAATTACTTGCTCTGTATCCCCGCAACGGATACAGATAGCTACGTTTTCGTCCAATTCGAGAAACTCAGTTAGTTCTGATTCTGTCGGCAAGTAGTAGGTATTGCCGCGTTTGCTGATTACTTCCACCATGATACGTACTCCATTAGGTTAGGTAATGATTAGTAACTAAATTAGACTCTTTGATTTTTCAACAAATCAGACAATTCATTTTCCGCCGACTCACGGTTTAAATGAATAAAAAACTGGTTGTTATTCAAGATGTCTAAGGCTGCAAACTCTTCTAATTTAACTTGAGCGTCTTGTTCATCATCAAACGTGAATAATATGTTTTCTCCGCTGTCTTGCCAATAAAGCAAAGCCCACACGACATCTGCGTCAATAACTGCGGGTGAACTCACAAAATCTAAATTACAACCTCCGATTTCATCATCGAAATGTTCAACAACGGCGCATTTGATAAAATATTTGCGTTGTATTCCGTACGGTGTAGGCTCGACTTCAATAAATTGCTCGAAGTCTTTTAAAGTGCTTTCCACGATTTTGTTATTTTGAACAGTAAAACAAATTGTGTTTAAATTTAGCATAAATACTCCTGACTGATAGATAATTAAGCTGATGCGGTTAACGTATACCATTTGACTAAGCGGTTACTGATACGCGAATTGACGCGCCGTGCTTTGTGTATTTGGCTAACGTATCATCCGACACGCCAAAATCGGCGTAGATCTTTTTGTTGTCAATTGTGCTTGTTTTGCACAAAGTTACCGTTACGCCGTACTGATCACCACGGTGCTTGCCCTCGCCATATTCGTTTGCGATTTTGTCCTTCAGCACCTTGGCTTGATCAGTCAACGCCTTGATCTGTTGATCGATCAAAGCTAGTTCGTCAATCATGTTTGTTTGTGCGACTGGAAATTGGATTACTGCGTTCATGTTCATGTCTCCTGATAGATAGATAGTTACTAATCAACTCAACTTGGGATCAAGTATGAGGATGTTTTTTCCTCCCGTCAACACTTAACCCCAATTATTTTGTATCCCTTTGTTACGTTTGTTACCCCAAGCCTTGCGCGCAGCCACAAAATGCTCTAGAACAGCATTTTTACGGCAAATTATCAGGTACAAATCGATGAAAAACCCCTTTGAAACGCATGGAATCGAGCATCTTTCCCCATCTAGCCTGAACACGTTTGCCCAAAGCAGCGCGGCTTTCGTGCTGACCAAGCTGTTAAAGCGGACAGGCGCTATGGGCGCTCCAGCGCATCGCGGGACGGCTGTTGAGACAGGGGTAGCCCTCATGGTAGGGGATCGAACCAAAAGCCTGTCTGACGGCATTACAGCGGCTTTAGACAACTTTCAGACCCTGACCGCCCTGTCAGGAGATCCACGGACTGAAAAGGAGCGAGAGGCCATTCCAGCGATGGTTGAGCAGGGTTTTAACCTTCTCAAGGCTCTTGGTCTGCCTAGCGCCATGCAGGAGCGCGTTGAGCTAAAAGTTGACGGCCTTCCCGTGCCGATCATCGGTTTTATCGATTTTCGGTTTGGCAGCACGATTATTGATTTGAAATCAACCCATGCCCTGCCGTCTAAGATCAATAACAGCAACCATGCGCGCCAAGTCGCGCTATATGTCGCTGCGACAGGCGGTGATTCAAAGGGCTTTTTAGGCTATGTGACGAGCAAAAAGTCTGCCCTGTACCAGATCGATGACGCTCAGGCGCAGGTAGATGCCCTGATCAAAATCGCATTCACGCTGCAGAAGTTCCTGAGCGTGTCTGACGATCCTGCGGAACTAGCGCAGCTTGTGGTTCCCGATGTTGACTCATTTTGGTTTTCAAATGACCCATTGCAGCGCCAAGCGGCCAAGGATGTGTGGGGCATTTAACGGTTTTGGCATACGCCAGAAAGCAAGAGCGCGGCTAGATGCGCTCAAAAACGTACATGAAAGGTGACATATGGCTTTATTTGATGAAAAAACGTACACATCCAGCGATGGTGGCGATTATTTGCCGATCATCAAGTTCAATGCTCAATCTGGGCGAGTCACTCGCCGTGATTACGCAGGATCCGCTGGTGAGTACAATCAAACCGACATCACTAAGAACTTCAAAGCGGTTTTCGACTTTGAAAACATTGAAGTCGGCACAATTGACTTTGGCACTGGCGGCGCGCCAAGCTTCAGCGTGGTTAAACTTGGTCAGCCTGTACCCGCAGCGCCTACAGCAAACCACAAGCCGGGCTTTCGCGTTCTTGTGTTTTTGGCCAAGGAATGCGGCGGTGACCTGCGTGAGTTCGCAAGTACGGCAAAGGCCTGCTTAAAGGGTCTCGATCAACTACACACGGCATACACCGCTGGCGTGAAAGAGAATCCGGGCAAATTGCCGATTGTGGTTTTGGAGGACACCGTTGCTATCGTGACTGGAGAGGGCGCGAAGAAATCGACCGCTTACTCGCCTGTCTTCACGATTCAGCGTTGGGTTGATCGTCCTGCAGGATTGACTTACACACCGCGCTCGCAGTCTGATTCAAAACCGCAAGCATCTTCAACGTCAGTTTCAGCATCGCCAGCGACACAGAATTCCGTTGCTGATGATGATGGATTCGGCTAAAATTCCGAATTGGGAGAGGGGTTAACAGCCCCTCTCTTCACAAGGAGTTGAACAAATATGATCAAATTACAAATCAGTCTTAACATCCCAAGCTATAACGGCAAATTGGTTCATCAGATCATTGGCGAGCATGACCAATGCAAATCCCTGCACGACTTCTGCGAATTGCTCAATGCTGAGAAGTTTATCGTTCTGACTGAGTACTACAAAGAAAAAGAGACCCCTGAAAGCTTGGCCACCTATTATCCTGTTGGCCAAATCGTCATTAATGCTGACTGGATCGGCAAGGTTAAGGTATTTACGACTTAAGTGTAAACGAACGAGGCTTGGCCAGAAGCGCCTGCAAAGCCGTTATTGCCGCCTCCTACAGTCAATCCTCCACCACCTCCACCGCCGCCCGGCGCAACGCCAACCGCTCTGACGGTTGTGGGCGATCCACCTACTGGCGCTCCACCATATCCATCTGTAGTGCCGCTATCGCCGCTATTGCCTGATGTATTGGTTGTGCCGCCAGTCGCAGAACCGCCAGAACCTCCCGGCCCGCCATCCTGACCGCCAACACCGCCGTTGGCCGTCATTGATACCGATGTTGGATAAGTGCCGTTGACAACGGTGCTGGTAGCCCCACTTCCTGCATTGTTGCCTCCATTCGATCCGCTGCCGCCTGAACCAACGGTGTAGGTAAAGGTTTGACCCCAGTTAGTAGGGGTCAGGGTTATGGTGCGCTGACTTCTGCCGCCTGATCCACCGCCACCGCCGAAAATGCCTGTATCGAATGATGTTCCGTGGCCACCACCGCCGCCTGCGCCATAGACTGAAATAACAAGCTGCGATGCCCCATAGGGTATGGTTTCAGTCCCAGAACCGCTTGAATAAGTATTGGTTTTGGGATTAAACGTGTTAAAGTTTGATCGAGCCGCGAATGTCATTAAGCGAACGCCTTTGAGAGTGCTGCAAACCATTTCGTTCCGTTGTAAGTGGCCACAAGCAAATCTTGGGCGTTGGCTGCTGTGCTTAAAACAGGAACAACGCCGCCCGGCCAAATAAACGAGCTTGGCCAAGTGATCACACGGCTTCCAGTCGCATCCTGAGTGAATGTGACATTGATCGTCTGACCGCTTTGTGGACTTGAAATTGACAGGGTTGTGTTGCTTGCCATTGAGACAAAAAACACGTTTGACGATGCAGCATTCAAAGTTAAAAAGGCTGCGCTGGCAGTTTGGCTAACGGGCGTTGTATAGGCTTGCGCGAATGTCGATACTCCACTCACAGCAAAATTACCACTTGCAGTCAAAGTGCCAATTGTGGTCAGGGCTGCTGATGCAGTCAAAATGCCTGTTGAGGCATCCCACTTTAAATTGGCTACCTGATTGCCGCTGTTGTTGATAATGTTCAAATAAGCAAAATTATCGACTGAGTCGGCCTGCAGTTGTAAACCGCCAGCAGAGGTAGTTGCCGTCATGGAAACGCTAGCAAGAGTTTGGGCTGGTGTTACAGTCCAGCTTGATCCCGAACCTGCCGTGATTCTCGTTCCGCTTGTAACCCCAACGCCAGATAGCATCATTCCAATGCCTAACGATCCTGCGGCGGTAGAATTGACAGTTAAAGTTGCGCTAGAAATGGAAGCCACTATCGATGCGTAAGCAGTTCCAGTCATAGCCGTTACTGCTGACACGGTCTGAGATGGCGATACAACCCAGCTAGTGCCAGAACCGCCCGTTATAATCGTTCCAGCGGTCACGCCTGATCCGCTGATCACTTGGCCAATATCTAAAGCACCGCTTGAGACAGAACTAACTGTCAGGGTAGTTCCAGTAATCGTTGCTGAAAACGATGAGGCAAGAGCAGATGTCTGACCCTGTACAATTCCAGCCGAATACAAGTTTGGCGCGTTAACGATTGAGTTGGCATAAGTGAATAAAGAAGATCCGCTCAATCCTCCAGACACGTTATATTGAACTTGAGTGTTGCTGCCGCCTGCTACGCTAGTGTTATTGAATAGCAGCACATTAGTGCCGTCACACAGAACAGCAACTCTAGAACCTTGAGAAATTGCTAAAGATGATCCACCACCAGTCGCAGATGCGATGGTGATGGTGTATGCGCCTGAAGTATTGTTGTAGATACTCCAAAAGCCGCCCACTCCAGATGGTAACTGATAGATCAAATTTGCGCTCAAAGTGCCTGAGAACACAATGTTTAATGGCTGATACTGCGCGAGAGTAAAGGTCTGAGTGGTTGTTATGCCGACTACGTTGATCGTAACAGATCCTCCCAAGCAGTTATCAACCGCATTCATGTTGTTGTTGACTGGGGTAGCCCATGTGTTGACGTAATCGCCACTAGCTGGCTCTTCTAAGTGAGCCTTGTTGGTCGTGTATGTGCTTGCCATCTTTAACTCCTAAATCGCCTGATTGGCCGCGCTTAAAGCCTTAACGATAGCCTCGTCAGGGGCATTAAGCAACGGCTCTGTTGTCTGATCTGTGACCTTTTTTGCCACTTTAACCTGATTGATTAGTTTATTAACCAGTCTGTCAACGTGATCTACCTTTCCACCTGATGCTCGCTCAATGCGACCATCTGTGGCAGCTCCAACTGCTCGATGATACACATCATCTGAGTACAAGTCTTGCCGACCCCTTTCTTGAATGTGGATGGCTTTTGCCAAATTAGGCAACAAAGATTTATTTTGCAGATTGATTGGCTTGTCAGGATCGATTCCAGCAAGCTTACCTACATTATTAGCCCAAACATTTGGGTCATTTTTGCCATCTCCATATGGAGCCCAATGACTTGCAATTTGACGCAATGTCATGTCTTTACCATTGTTAAAGGCGGATGGGTAAGCTTGAGCATTTTCAATAACAGCCTTAACAGCTTGCTCTGGAGTTTCGTAGGTTTTAAATCCTTCCTCCTTAGAACCCTTGCGAATATTGCCGGCATTGTATGCTCCTTGTTGGGGAGTTCCTTGAGCAAGATTGCTAATGGCAATTGCTCTAGCGGCGTTAACGATACTAGGCCTGCTAAGTGTCTCGGCGTATTTGCTAGCTTTTGCTAAAGCTCCTTTTTTAATAGGAGCGCCTTCTAAGGCTTTCAGTTGCTTTCGATAAGATCCAATTGCCTCAGCGCCGTGCTCAAGAACTGTACCAGCAACGTATCCGGGCAGACCGCCCACAACACTTCCCACAGCTTGTAATCCAAGCTTACTAGCAGCAGATCCTACTATTCCTTTGAGCATCGATGCTGATTTACCAATAGGCTTCATGTTGTTTATCATGTTGGCAGCATGAAGTCGGCGTAAAGAATTTAAAGACTGAGGATCATTTGCCAAAGCTTTTGCGACCGAAGAATTTGGATCGGTAACCAATTGAACGACACTTGGACTGCTATTTAGCTTGCCATTTTCAATTGGCGCCGCCGCAGACTTCAGGTAGTTCTGAATAGAATCTGGCGGAATGCTGCCAAGAACAGATTCTAATTGATTGTAAGTATCAGCACCTTTTGCAGGGCTAGTTAAATCTTTCAGAATTTGAGCCTCAGCCCTGCGATGCAAGTCAATATCGCCAGAGGCAATATAGTCTCCAGTTGCTGCGTCTCTGCTTAATCCAGATTCAAGCATCTTAGATGCATTTACAATGCTGTTATTCCTTAAATTTGGTTCTGCAAATGATTGCTTATGCTGCCGATAAGCATTTATTGCGTTTGCCAAATCTTTAGCAATTGCTTTATTGGACAACCCATTTGAGTCAACAAAGTAACCTTGATTAGCCATATCTTCTGCATGAGAATCTAGCGCGTCAATTATATCGCTAACGCCCTTAATATCGGATCCTCTTGCTTCGTTTCTTATAGAGCCCAGTTCTTTTCTGAGGTTGGTTAATTCCTGAGCGGTAATATTCCCTGCTAAATTGGTTTTTGTATTTCCGTTAAGAATTACATCATTTAAATTTTTTATAGCCAATTTTGTCTGGGGCAGGCTAGTATTCCTGTCCAATAAACTTAAATCGTTTAAAACGCCAGACTTGGATAAATTTTCTTGAATTTTATCCCTTAGCTCGATTGGCCCAAAATAAGCAAAATCTCCGTCTGTATTTTTGATTTTGTCATACAAGGATCGATAATTGTTATGAGAATTTACCAATGCTTGCTCAAGATCTGCCCCCAAAGACATACCGTTTTTGGGCGAAATGATGGATCTCGCGGCATTGGCTATTCTTTCATTATTCCCGATCACAGCGTTATCAATGACTGCTTGGGCAGCAGCGGGAGACGCCTTTCCAGTAATTACGGAAGTTGGAGCTTGCATTTCTGGCGCTGCTGAACGCAGTATGCCTTCCTTTACAGCTTCAGGAGTAAAGCCTTTTTTATTGAGTGTGTCGGCCATGATTGACTTTGCAACAGGATCGTCAAAGTGTTCAGCGCCTAACAATCCATTAGTCGTGCTTTTAATTAAATCATCAGCCTTGCTAGTAAAATTGCCATTTTCATCTAAAGCATTTTTGCCAATTGGTAAAATGGATTTCTCTGGCGTAAAAACGCCTAGAGGGTTAAGGGGATTGATGTTTTCACCAACCTTGCCTACAACTTCAGCGCCTGTTTTGATTGCTGATCCTGTTGATTGTAAACCTGATTTAACAGCCTGAGATCCTGTTGATATTGCTCTACCGGGCGCCCCTAATCCAGAAACAGCCTCTCCAGCCTTTCCAGCAATCTCACCAAGCTTGCCAGTCAATTGGCCGACTTTTGAAGCGGCCATCTCTCCACCCGTGGCTATGGTAGATAAATCCATCAAAACGCCAGCAGGGTCTTGAGCAAAATAATTCATAAAGTGAGGCAGGTCTTTAAACTTATCATGGTATTCAGTCATTAAAGCGTTTAAAGGCGCTTCAGTTTTGGCCTTTTCTTCTGGGTCTTGATGCCGACCTGCGGCCTCATCAATTTTTGAAGCAACACCTTGAACTAAATGAAACAATCCAGAAGCGGTATCAATTGGATGTATAAATGAACTTAAAACACCTGCGCCCAAATTTTTAACAGATGGCACAAAATTGTCGTAAGCTTGTTTTGACATGCCTCCAAAAGTGATATTAGGATCAAATTTACTTTCATAAGCAACTTGTGTTTTGCTTTTTGGAGGAGCTGCGGCAGATACAGGATCAACAGCCTTTGGTTTTTGAGATGCAGATAGCAAAATATCATCTAAAGGATCATGCTCTTCAGATGTGGGGGCAGGCGGAGTTGTAGTGCCAGAGGGTTGCCCTGACATTAAAATTTCATCTAAAGGATCAACTGCAGGTGTATCCATGATTTATCCCTTAAAATATGTATCTTGCCATGCCATTCCCTATGCCGCCGACATAAGAACCATCTTTTTGCTTAATGCCTCTTTCTAGTTTAATGATTCTTTCTGCGGTTGGATTTGACGCAATCTCTTCAGCGGCAGATCTTTTATAGGTTGGATTCCTGAACAAATCTCTAATGTGTGATTTTTCTTTAGCGTAAACTGTTCCCATGTCATTATTGAATGAATCATCTACACCAACAAGAGTTCCAAACCTTGCTAAATAATTATTAGAATAAGATCTTTTATCTCTGAAAATTTGATTTTGCAACATCATTTGAGATAAATTTTCCATAGCGGCATCTTTGCTTTGAGACGAACCCGGCAACACGCCTCTTAAAGCTTCTGAGACTCTTGCTGCTTTCTCGCCAAATTGAGCAGCCAGTTGAGGAGCTGCCAAACCATTCAATTTGGCAATTATTTGCTGCTGTGTAACTTCATTAGGATCAATTTGATCATTTATCCCAATTAATCTTGCAGCATAATTGTAAATGTTAGCCAACTCTGTTCGCTCTGATGCTAATGGCCCTTGGCCAGTAAATGAATTTTCACTTAAATGGCTAATGGCGTTCCCTAGCATGACAAAGTTTCTAGCATTAGCGTCAGCAGCATAAGCGTCTTCTTTGATTCTTTGACCATCTTTCATGGCCAATTGATTGGCAGATGCGAAACCGGGCTTATTAACAGAAATCATAGCCATATTTTGCTGAGGTGATAATTTTGGATCATATCCAAAATCTCTAATCATAATATTATTTGAACTAGCAGTCGGTTCAATCCTTAAATTGCCACTATCATTTCGGTTGATCGGGGTTGATGCCATTTCTGTTTGAGATGGTTTGCCAAAAGCGCCCATATTTGCACTAGCGATAGCTGGGGCATAATGGTAAACCTTTCCGTCTGGGCCAACTATATCAGCCACGCCTTCAACATGGCCCGGTACAGCAATCATGCCCATTGGCGCTCTAGCGTTAAGTTCAGCAATAACATTTCCGCTAACTCTTTGCGGTATGGCGGCAGTTTCGGCCTGCTTTCTTGCCAACTCAGCAA